CTCTAGTCCTATCACCATGTCTGAGAGCTGTGCAATGGAGGCAGAGCCCCTGAGCTGTGACAGGCTACTAGCAGCGCCTTCCTCGTGGCCTTTGCCGTCTGGGCGCTTCAGGTGACTCACCATAAACAGTGTGATACCAGTCTCTTGAACCAGCATACGCAGCTTGGTGCATATCTCGTCCAGCGCCTTACGCTCATCACCATTGCTCTGTGCAGACACAACAATACTTACGTGGTCTAGGAACAGAAACTTGGTGTCCAGCGCCTTAGCCATGTAGCGGCAGCGGGCTATGATGTTGTCAATGCTGGTAGAGCCGAAGTGATCGAACATAAACAGCCTCTGAGTGCCCATGGTAGACTCAAAAGCCTCCCAGCGTTCCTCTTCTGTGCTCTCTACGTCAGGTAGGTGCAGGGGCTTGTTAGCCGCTAGTGACATCAAAGACAGTGCAGTCTTACGTGCATTCTCTTCTAGGAACAGTAGGCCGATGTTCTGGTCTGACTCCTTCAGGATATGCCACACTATCTCTCTCACAAACTGTGACTTACCTAGCCCAGAGCCTGCTGTGATGGTGACTAGCTCTGCCTCTCTGATGCCGTAGGTTAGCTTGTTCAGGCTTTCCCACGGGTACATTACAGCAGACTTCTCTACAGGTCTGTTCACCTCATCCCAGAGACTAGCGCCGTTGATGATACCGTCAGGCACAAACTTCTCTGCTCCCCAGAAGGCAGCAATGTAGGCTTTGGAGTCATTAGCGGCTAGGTAGTCGCAAGCATCCTTGTACTGTGGTGGGTTCTTCATAATGGCTGACTTGCCACCAAACAGCTCTGCAATCTCTCGCGCTGCCTTCTGTCCAGGTTCATCAGAGTCCATAGAGATGACGATAGCGTCGAAGCTGTCTAACCACTCATAGGCTGCCTTACAGTCCTTCAGAGCGCCGCTAGCGCCGTTACTAACTGACACTACTGGGTACTTACTACCTTGCATCTGGTAGCTTGCAGCAGCGTCGTATTCGCCCTCAGTGATGGTGACATACTTGGCAGAGCCAGCAGAGAACAAGTGCTGTCCGAATAGTCCAGCGCCTTTCCAGTCTCCTACAATGCTGTGTTGCTTGTCTGGTAGACGTATTTTAGCCGCAATAGGCACTAAAGCATCGTCTGGGTTGTGGTAGCTGAAATAAGTCTTATCTGCTGTCTCTAGTATGCCGTAGTGCTTCGCTGTGGCTGTGGTGAGTCCTCTGGATAGAATGCTCTGATACTTGCCTGTGGTAAGCATGTTCTCTACAGCACTGAAGCTGGGCTTTGGTGTGGGCTGATCGTCCTGCGGTATCTCTACAGGTTGATAGCCTTCCTCAGTCTTTGTGTACTTGCCGCAGCTGTGGCAGTAGGTGCTAGTCTTGTTCACCTGTAGCGCATCACTACTACCGCAGTCTGGGCAGGGTTGATGGGTTGCTACGCTCATTCGTAAACCTCCTCATAAACTCTACCGAAACTGACTAGACATAGCGGTAGATGCAGGATAACACCCTGAAAGGGCATAACCTCTATGCTCTCTGTGCTGGTGTTGTATACCCACACTGGCCTGCTATCTGGTAGCTCCAGATCAAAACCTACGCCTACTCTGTATTCTATTGTTAAATTGCGTCCTAGGATAACCATGCTGTTTTATGCTCCATATTTCTTGCTGTTATTCTGATCCTGCGCTTACATATTGGGCAGGGCTTTGTCCAGTCTGTCTGGTCTGGGTGTCTACAATAGTGGCTCCTCTCTTCAGGGATATTGTAGCCTCCCTTCACTTTAACAGGTTTACCCTCTAACACCAAACGATCTCTGCTAGTTAGAATCATTCTCGCCTCCTTTGCTAAATATCATATCGTACTCTGTACTCTCTGCAATAAACTGAACAATGACTGCTGGGTGTACTTTGTAGAAGTTAGCGGCCTCCTTCAGTGAAAAAACACCATTACTAATATCCGCAGCAGCTTTAAACACTGCTTGCACTTCAGGGTTCATTGTGCCCTTCAACATGTATTCTCTAAACATCTGTTTGCCTCTTGGTTAAATTTATGCTATACTCTGGACTATATAGTAACAAAACAGCCCTCCTATAGCAACAACTGCTAGTAGTTCTACTTTAAAGAGTACTTCAGCTCCTCTAAAGTGTCCTGTAGCGTTTCAATATCTTCAGGGTATGGAGTCCACTTAGGGCTTTTAAGTTTCTCTACAGTATCTGCTGCTTCTGTTAAGTCTCTAAGAGCATTAAAGAATCTCTCTCGCAGCTCCCAGTCTTCTAGTTCCTCTAAATGCTCATCGCCATGTAACAGGTCATTAGGGCCAGTGAATACGTTCATTTTAGTTCTCCAAATCGTTAATTATAGTCTCTCTAATGCTATCCTGCTCAGCCCTACAAACTCTATAGGGCAGGCTCTCAATCCATATAACGTAGCGCTCTATAGCTTCAGAGCGCAGTTGATCGTCCTCTATGTCTGCAAAATCCATTGTCCTCTCTCTCTTGGTTAAAGTTCAGGGTATTAGAGTCTCTCTCTCTCAATAGTTCAATACTCCACAGCCCTATAGTGTGACCCAATACCTGGTTCTGGTCACGTTATAGCTCTCTCTCTCAAGAATGGTATCCATAGGGCTATGCTACCCTCCAGAATGTTCTGCACAGGGCTATGGCCTATCCCTATTGTAAGATGATTAAGCCTCTATAACGGGAAACAAGTTAGCTCTCTCTCGAGCCGCATAGGGACTTCAGCGTCTATAGCACCCAGCAATATATAGAGCCTATGGCGTAACAACTACCAGCAACCACTAGCCATACCCCTACAAGGCCATATAAAGCCGTCTAAGACGTTTTAGCGTATTCTAGGTGCTAGGGTACTGGGTAGCATTGCAGGGCCTTAAATCGCCATATATTATCTAGGCGCATAAAAAAGCCCAGCTATTACACTGGGCAATGGTTGGACTACTACAGGGGAATTATTTAGACCATTGGGAAGCCATCGCCTCAGCTATGCCCTTGTATGTCTCGCTTCTGATTTTCCAGCGGTCTGCGCTGGGTGGTAACATGTGGATACGCTGCGCTTCTTTCTTTGGCAATGTACGCCAAACTTCCTCCACATCGTTTGTGGGAACCAATGGCGGCAGATTGTGAAGCCAGAGCCCTGTTTTTTTGCTCTCTGGGTGGCCAAACTGGTAGGGCTGGATGTATTGCGTAGGCTTAATAGGTAACACGCCCACGGGATTTTCAAACGCTACGCGGGGTGCGTGATTCTTTGCATGATCAAATAGGGCCAGCGTCCAATCTATAGCCTCTATGCGCTCGCTATTCTTTGGCATGCCTGAGCCATACCAGCGATTGCCTGAGACTGCCAGCGCAGTGCACGGTGGATGCATGATGATTAAATCCCAGCCCTCAGCTATCACTGGCCAGCAATCACCAGTGTAGTGGTAGGGGCTGCTGTCGTCCGCTGGTAACAGGTCACAACTCCATGCGTCATGACCAAGGGCGCGGAAGGCATCCCTTACCCTCCCGCTATATTCGCAGGCTATCAATACTTTCATGGCGCGGCCCTCTCAATTGCTGGATAGTCTGCGCGTAAGCGCTTCCAATGGTCTGATAGTGTGGGCCTTTTTGGTGGAAAGCCCAAAGCTTCTCGCGTGTATCTATCTCCGTATTCTGGATAGTCTGCGCGCACCTGTCGCTTCATCTCGCGCCACGGTTGTGCGGCTTTATGGCCGTCCTGTCTATATGCGTTTCTATACATTCTTGAGAGTTTAGACAGTGTTTCCCTATATCCTGCGTAACTTAATTCCATCATGCTGCAACCTCCCCGCCAAGCTCGTAAAACTGCTGTAATGCCGCGTTTTGAATTGTAACCTCTGCCAATATGCTGGCATGATGGGCGAACGAGTCGAACCTGTAGCTGTTATCGTCCAGCATTTCCTCAGCATCATCTGTGCAGCAGTTAGCGCAAAGCATGATAGCTTTATAGGTGTAGATGGCGTGTTCACTGCTAGCAGCAGCTTGGTCTATTAGCTCGTAATGGTCGCCGCCGTGCTGTTTAACTTCCTCAATAGCCTCCAGCGCAATGCTTCGGGCCAGTTGCTGTAACTCGTAATCGTTTTTTATGTAGTCCATCTTATACGCTCCAGATTGAATTGATGAAGGCAATGAAGCCGCCCAGTGTAGTAGTAACTACCAGAGTCACTATAAAGTAATAGACTCTGTCGAGCCTCTTTAGCTCCCTCTCTAACATCTTATCCGCTAAATACTGATGAGCTCTGTTTATTTCTATTTGACGTTGATTATCCATTGTAGTAGTTCCTATTGGTTTGTATTAATTGGTTTAATGCTAGGCACTCTATGCGAATGCCTAATATAAATCAACTATTGCTGAGAGTGTATTAACCTATATGTGGACTCTGCTGCGTCTAAATGCTGTTGCGCTCTATCAACATCTAATCTGGCAATGTCTGCCTGTAGTTTGTCTTTTTTGTTTTCTATAGCATCGCCTAAATGCGCGTATTCCTTGTTAAGACTTAAACGCCACTCGAGATATAATTGGGCAGATAGTAGGCTATATTCTGCTTCCTTCGATCTAAATCGCGCTATTTCCAAATCTGTAGGATTTTCTAATTGTCTGA